GTCCAAGTTAATGGATACAGTTGCTAAAAACTACGGATCAAGGCACGAATGTGCTGCTCAAGTAGAAGCAACTAAAGAGTGGTATCAGGAACAGAAGAAAATTTTCGACGACACCAACAAATAACCGCCGTATATATCCTGGTATGATAAATACAACATAGGATCAGAAAATATGGCACAACAAATAATTAACATAGGCGCGTTACCTAATGACGGATCAGGTGATCCGCTACGCACAGCCTTTAATAAGATCAACAACAACTTTGCTGAACTATTTACTGCTCCCTTCAATACATTGTCAGCAAACACCACGGGTCCAACCCCCAATCAAACGATCTTCTCTGCCCCGGCTACTGCTTTCACCCAGGGTAAATTTCAGATTAACTCAGTCAATCTGTTGACGAATGATTCACAAAATATAACACTTACTGCGGCAAAGTGTAATGATAATGTCTCGGTTAAGTTCTCCGGATACGGTACATTGTTTACCGGCGCACCGGTTACTCAATACGATATGGATATAGCCACCGGAAATTTGCGAATATTATGTAGCCCGTTAACCACGGCCAATCTTACCCATTTTATTGCTTATCAATTGACAACCGCAGTATGAGAGCGCACGAATTTATAACTGAAGGACGAACAGGTAGTCTGGCACCAGATGTCGCCCGGGCTTTGCCGGCGACGTATGTGATACCTGAGTTGCCTAATCAGGATCCGTATTTACAATACAGATTTGGTGTAGCAATGGCTGCTGCCAAGAGCGCCAAGGCCCGCGCCGAAGATGGTATTCCACCGTTTGAGAAGTCAAGTGCTTGGGGAGAGAATCAAATTGTCATCGGATATATGGATCCACATACCGGTGAGTATATTGATGATGCTCTGAATCAAATGGGCCTTAGTGGAAAGAAAATGATCAGCACTCCGACAAGTGAAGAAGCATCTGATGTAGATAAAATAAGTCCAGTCAGGGCTTTTAAAGGTTTCAAATGAGAGCATCCGAGTTTATAAACGAAAACGCAAATGGTAAAATTCCGGCTCACAACGACAACGCGATGCCCGGAGTCCATCGAACCCGTGACATCGGCGGGTATGATCGGATATATCATATGAATCGTATGGGTATGGCTATGGCTGCATCCGACGGAAAAAGTACAAAGAAACCTGAAGGCATGGACGGCGGCAGCTGGGTAGAGAAGTACAACACTATCCATCCGTACTCTAAAGAAGAGGACAACATGGTTCAGCAAGCAATGAAAGTGGTTCCGACTGATCATATATCTACTGTACCAGATCGTCGCTCTATTGAGGCTGATGATACTCATAAGACAAGTCCGATCAATGGCTTCAAGGGCTGGGGCGTCAGAAAATAATTAAGTGGCCAGTTTACACCTGACACCATGGTGTCTTACATAGTTGCCAGATCCAAGTCCCGATCTATTACAAAATTCACATGTCCATTTAATTTGTGATGGATGTGTCCCGGCAGCTAATCGATTTTCGTTAGATTTACTTTGTATCTCCCCGCCGAAAAAGTGGTGACTTCCATCTTGTATCTTTACGTTATTTTTTGCTAAAAGATGGTGTGTTCCGTTGTCAACTCTGCTCTTGTTACTGCGCCGCTGTATCTCCCCGCCGAAAAAGTTATGAGTTTTATTCTCAATTGCCTTGCGATGAATATCAGGCCTTTGAAAGGGATGAGTACCGTCCCTAAGTAGTTGCTCGGCCCTAAGCCTACTTAAAGCAGCTTTCTGTTCCACTGATACTTTCATTCTCAGTGCTATTAATAAACAAGAACTCCATTCTTTTTGTCGGTAATGAATATCATAATGTTCTTGAATAGTGACTGCGGTCAAATTAGATGGATCTATGTTTTCGTGATTTCCGTCGATGTGGTGAATTTCATATGTCCTGCCGTTTTCTTCTTTGGGAATAGGACCATAATGCTGTTCGTAAATTTTACGGTAATAAATAGACATGCTGATTGCTCCTTCAAGCGTTAGAGTGAGTGGGACTTCGACTTCCGCGACTCACACTTATTTATTCCGTATAAATTTAAACCATCACTTGTAATCTTGCTAAATATTATTATAATAGGAGTTACATATGGCTGACGCAGCGCAGGTGGTTGATACATTAAAATTACGTTTCTATAACGATTGGCTTTTCCAAGTTCACATTTACGACGAAGGTGATTCGCCGTTCCATAAATCGCTTACGACCGATGTGGTCAAGCAATATGTCGATCCATTAAACATTCCCAAGAACGCCAAGATACTTGATCTGGGTTGCGGCCCGGGATACTTTATGGATGAGATGAAGATCAGAGAATACACTGACGTAACCGGTGTCACTCTGTCACCCGGTGATATCAAGCTTTGCGAAAGTAAGGGTCACGTTGTCAAGCAATACGACCTGTCCTTTCTGCCACAGAAAGACGGCTACTATGATGAGTCTGTTGACTTCATCTTCCTTCGTCATGCTCTGGAACACAGTCCATACCCCATCTTCTCGCTCATTGAGTACAACCGGGTGCTGAAACAAGGTGGAAAAATTTACATTGAAGTACCTCAGCCTGATTGTGACAGAAAGCACGAATGGAATCTGAATCACTATTCCATCTTCGGTCAAAATCAACTTGCCGCACTGTTGCAACGCACCGGGTTTGATATTAATATCTTCAATAACATCGAGTTTGATTTAAGTATTGCTACCGGTGAAGACGGAAACCCGATTGTAGCGCGAGAAAAGTATTTCTGTGTTGTTGCTACTAAGGCCCGCCCGCTTGACATTAAGTGATACAAGTAACTATCTATCAAGCATTCACAGCCGGGCAAAAGTTGACTATTAAATGGACTACACTATTGGGTGGTATCGGATTAGTGTCATATCCGCCGATTAGCACAACTATTCCTGTATCGCCTGCTATTATTCTGGCAGTAAATCAAATATCTATTACCCCGTAGTATTTTACTAAATACTTTATGGCTAAACCAATTAATTCCGCTCCCTCTCTGGTTAAAGATCCATATGTAAAGACGCAGTTCAAAACCCAGAAAGAACTGGATGACTTCATAAAATGTTGTGACCCTATCGACGGTTACAAGTATTTTATGAACAACTTTTTTATGATTCAGCACCCGGTTCGTGGTGCTATCGTGTATCATCCTTACGGTTATCAGCGTAAACTTACTGATATCTATCATAACTATGTTCACTCTGTAAATCTGCTGCCACGACAATCGGGCAAGACAACAACGGCAGCAGGATATCTACTCTGGTATGCGATGTTTCAGCCAGATGCCACTATTCTTATCGCAGCACACAAATACACCGGTGCTCAAGAAATCATGCAGCGCATCAGGTATGCGTATGAGAACTGCCCTGATCACATCAAAGCAGGTGTCACCACATACAACAAAGGCTCGCTTGAGTTTGAGAACGGCTCCAGAATCGTCAGTGCCACAACAACTGAAACAACAGGTCGGGGTATGTCTATTACTCTGCTGTATCTTGACGAGTTTGCGTTTGTGCCGCCTAACATTGCCAAGATGTTCTGGGCTGCTATCACACCGACACTGGCAACTGGTGGTAAGTCAATCATCACCTCAACGCCAAACAGCGATGAAGATCAGTTCGCCCTGATTTGGAAGGGCGCGAACAAAACAGAAGATGAGTTCGGCAACAAGACAGACATAGGCGTCAACGGCTACAAAGCATTCACTGCTGAATGGAACGAACATCCTGATCGTGATCAAAAGTGGGCTGACGATATGAAAGCCAAACTCGGCGAAGACAGATTCCTACGTGAAATCTGCTGCCAGTTCTTGATCGCTGATGAAACTCTTATCAATCCTAATACTCTTTTCGTTCTTCAGGGCGTGGAGCCGATACTTCGACAGGGGCAGATACGATGGTATAAGATCCCGACTAAAGGTAATATCCAAGTTTGGGCACTGGATCAGACCCTGCTGCCATTCAAATCTTCGAGGCGAACACCACGAACCAAGTTGGCGAATGGAAGCATAACAAGACAGACATTCCCGGGCAGATTAAACTTATCACACAGATAAACACCTACATCGTTGAATGCACCAAAGAGCCGAATAGTCTTTACTACTCAATAGAGAACAACTCCATTGGCGAAGCGGCGCTGATATCACTGAATGAATACGGTGAGCAGAATATCCCGGGCGTGTTTATCAGTGAACCTGGTAAGAAGCGTCGAGGATTTAACACAAACAGAACTACTAAACTTGCGGCCTGCGCCAAGTTCAAAACGCTTCTGGAGAGCAAGAAACTGAAAGTGAATAGCTTCGGTCTTGTTTCTGAATTGAAAGCGTTTGTTGCAGCCGGCGGTTCGTATGCTGCTAAAGTCGGAGACACTGATGATTTGGTCATGGCCTCGCTGCTTATTGTCAGAATGTTACAACAGGTGTCTGACTTCAACTATGATCTGGATGAGCATATCCGTGATCATGACAATTTCATCCAACCATTACCTTTTTTTGCGGTTTTTTGTTGATCTAAATCAGAGGAACAACCTTACATTTTTTACCGTGATAATGGCCAAACGCCATCTTATTCACCGTGGCCCCGCAATGGCAAGTTAACATTTGCTGTGAGGTATGTGTTCCCTGTGCTAATCGTTCTTTGTTGGACTTGCTTTGTATTTTGCCACCTAGTAAATGGTGGGTACCGGCTTCTACTAATCTTTGTTGATTCTTCCGTTGAGCGATGCGTTTATCTTCTGGATATGGACCCAAAAAGTTATGAGTACCGTTTTGGATTCTTTGCGCGTTTGACTTTCTCTGTATCTCTCCGCCTAATAAATGATGTTTACCTTCGGCGACCATCCTGCGCTGTATTTCACCGCCTAATAAATGATGTGTTCCTGCCGCTACCCGATCGCCTGATTGACTGCCGCCGTCCGGTCGCTTCAATAGATTATGCGTCCCGTTTGCTACTCGGCGGAGACTACTTTTAGATGCTAATTCCGAAGTTACTTGAGAGGACAACTTCATTCTACCGCTGAGCCTTAAGCAAGCAGCCCAGTCACCGCGTGAATAGTGTAAGTCGTAGTGTTCTTGAATAGTAACTGCTTTAAGATTGGCGGGATCATTATTGGAATGATGTCCGTCTATATGATGAATATCATAGTTGCGACCGAGTTCATCTTTTGGGATAGGACCGTGGTGTGCTGCGTAAATCTTACGATAGTTGGGTTTTGAATAAATAGTCATGCTGATACTCCTTGAAAGTGTTAGAGAGGGTGGGCTTGCCGGCCGTGATCCTCACTACTATTTATTCCATAACGACTAAATACTTATAATAGAAAGTATACCAGATGCCTAAAAACGCCGAATCAACGAACAATGACCTATTTAACCTATTAAGATCCAGGGGATATGAACCCACTTCATTAGGAACAGACGGTAAAACAGTGCCTGTCCCGAGCGAAGCTGACGTATTTCAGTTCCACTTTATCAAAGACGACAGGGACTACGGTCCGGTTACTATCTCTATCGATGGTTTAAAGACGATGACTGTCTATTACGGGCCTGCTACTGCCAGCAGCCCGTCTGAACAAAGTCACAAAGAAGATGGCAGTTGGTATTCTCTGTTGAATCATCTGAAACGTTTCAGTCACGGTCATCAGATTGAAAGTTTTGAGCCGCACCCCACTTCAGATTTGAAATACGACATGGCAAAAAGGAATCATATGAAAAAGATTGACGAAGCAGCAAAATGGCGCCAAGGATATAGCGCATCAGGTCACCCACCAGGATTCAAACACAAGTCAGGTGAAGTCGGTCCAATCGGTGGAACATTCACTGAGCCGGTAACTGGTTACGACGGCGAAACGACAAAGACCCCGGTACAGAAACACCGTGATCAGCCTGATCAATTAGCTGACCGTCCACAGACGAAATTGTCGGGCAAAGGAACACCACTCACCGCAAGAAATGCTCAACGAAACCTAAAGGGTGCCATCAAGCAATCTGCTGGCAAGCATGGTCCTGTTGGTGTGTTGCCTGAAGGTCTCGGTGATGCAGAAGGCGCAGAGCAAGTTTTCAAAGTAGTAGCACTTAATAAGAGTGATGCTCTAAAGAAGCCAAAGAAACTAAATGTAAAAGCCAGTTCCATAGAAGAAGTGTTTGAACGTTTAGCAATCAATGATTGGTATGCGTTATCAATTAACGGTGTTGAAGTCATTGCCGGTAAGCGCCTAACGCAGGGTGTAGCGGAAGGCAGATTCGTCAAAGGCCCGGGTGGAGTTCCACTTGACCGTCAAGGCAACGAGATACCACCGAAGGTCGTTGCGCCTAAAGTAGCAAGTGTCGCCAAGCCGAAGATGAACTACGACAAGATTTGGTTTGATGTTACTAATATCATCAGTAACATATTCCCTGACGGTGATCCTGCTGATTATCTGCCGAAGTATTGCCGTAAGCACGGCCTAACTTATGATGACATTCGCAAAGCGGCTCGTAAGAATGGCTACAAAGATGAATACGAATACATTGACCAGATGAAGACCGGCGACTACGGTTACGAAGAACCAGTTCATGAAAGTCTCGGTGATGATGTCGCTAATATGGCCCGTGGTATGAAGAACAAAGACGGTTCACCGCGCTTCCCTAATGTGCGTCAAGGTAAGCCTCCAGTTAAGCCAGCATCAGCCGCATCACAAACTCGTCACGGTCGCACCCCAGGACCGTATGGCGGCGCCGGCGCCAATAGTCCGGCAGACTGGTATGATCAAGCATCCGGTGGTCGTCGCTATACGGGTGACAGCAAGGTGCCAACAGGAACAATGGTTGAGGGCTATTATGCCACAGGCCGCAAGTCAAGCTACTCTGACGCTGTTCCTCAGGTCAAGATCATTCTACAACACTCCAGACAACTGGAAGAAGGCGAACGCCGCTATCGTGCGATTGAACGCATCTTCGTGGAAAACGCCGCTGGCGAACGCTTCCTGTTAGATACAAAGAAGCCAGGTTTGGCCCGTGTGTATGCCCGTCACATTGCTGAAGGCGGAACACCGTATGATGAACAAGGTAAGCACATTCATTCTCTGTGTGAAGAATATACAAAGATGGCCGGATTCGTCCGTGCCACTCGTAATGGTCAGTTCAATGAATCAACTCAGTCACTGGTGAATGAAGGGGTCAATCACTACAACAATCTGCGTGAGCAACTACACAAAATGGCAGGTCATCGTGGATACACTGCTTACTTTGAAAGCTGGGCGCCTACACTGACAGAAGATGAAGATACAAC